TGGAGTGTCGCATTTGCGACACTCCATATTTGTGAGGAACGATTAATTTCGGTTCCGAAGCCTAGTGAAGGCGTCCCTTTGAAATCTATGTTGGGATGCCAAGCCCCAAGAAGCGGTTAGAATACGCGTAGATTATTGGTGGGAGAATAAAATTCTTCATTAAAGTTTCGGAAACTCACTAGTCTGGGACTAGTTTCTAATTTTTTGCTGCTTTTTAAGAAAAAGCTTACCGAGAATACACTCGCGTGAAAATAACACTGGTGAGTCTAACACCAGTAGAAAAATGACACCCCCCCCCTTTATGTGATGTAAGTTAGGTGACAGTGTGTCACGACAAAACAAAATAAAAATCTGTATATTTTCTATTTAACCACAACACTCATAAGTCGTTAGTCTTCAAAAATTAAAAACGCCCCCGCTTTAAGAGCCTGTAGACGCAGAGTAGAGTGGTTTGCATTTGTTCATTTTCAGTTGATGCCATCGTTGCTGGCCTTTGATAAATCGTGCATTCTTCGGATGTAAGCCCGTACATTCATCGCAAATCAACTCCAAGACGTTGTTGTCTTGTCCTAGAGAAATTAGAAAAAGAAAAGTATGCTTGAGCGGAAGTTGTAAGTGACCCCTTCCCAGGGTCTGGTTTGAAGCTAAGAAACCAGTGTGTAACCTCTCAGAGCCTATGAAACTCTCACGTTATGACTGGCTCGAAGATACAATTTGTAGACTTATTCGGTATGGATGTGTCCCTCGGAGACACACATTTTACGCCGTCTAAAAGTATGAAGAAGTATTTTCTTGCACTGATAATATTCCACAACCAAACTCAAGTATAGGTCGTAAACTCGACTAGCATAGGGTAGAGGGCGAAGATAGCTCTACCAAACCCCCCCCCCACACAGCCTAAGAAACAGATACAACCAATTACAATGAACCGCCACCACGACTGTGGCCCAGAAAGCAAGAATTTCATGCTGTGTGAAGAAACACACAAACACGTAGTTGCAATGATCGGACAGCAACCAATTGTCATGCACGTAAACGAAACGAGCGACGTTTTTAGTGAGCTTGATTCAATTTTGGAGCCTAGCTCCTATTGGATCACTTACCAAGGTCGCCCCATTCGTGGTTCAGTGCCCTGGAGTGAGTACATGTACCACTCAAACTTGCACCTCGTAGTGCACATGCGCATGCGTGGAGGCATGCATGCTGTACGCATTAAGGTTCATGAGAACTATTTTAGTAGCACTGAACCTGTGTGTGTACGTTCTCTGGTCCGTGAACCAGTGCGTAGTAGCTACCTCAAGGAATTGGGGGCCCGTACTGTTTTGCCTTGGACCAAACCTTTCTCACACCGAGCAGCGGAGTTCGGTTTGTTGAAGGAGTACCTGGAGAAACCTCGATATCATGCCCAGTTGTCTGGTTGTCAAGTGACTGGTATGAAGAAGGGCGAATTAACTGGAATTAGTACTGCAGTGCGCTTGCAGAAGCAGTTGCGATCTATCGGGAAAGCACGTTTGTGGTCCAACTCACGAGCTGAACTGCAGAGTTTGGACTTAGATCCGAAAACCTTTCTTGAACAGTACACGGATCCTGAGGTTTTGAGTTTTGTGGAGGATGCAACATTGTTGTGCTTACAATTGCTCCGCGCCCCCACTAACTTGGATCGAGCTTTAGCCATCTCAGTGTTCGTCAAGTTGCGCACTGGTTCCTCCTTACTTTCAGGTGTAGCTGCAATCATTTCCGATATTGCTTCCGACTTGTTCACGCCACAAGTGCAAAGTGCTGACGACGTTCTCAAAGGAATTACAGATTTTCGCAGCTTGATGGGAAACTGGGAGTCACTTCAGCAGAGTACGGTGGTACAACAGATCACGAAGGTGTACAAGTACGCCGTGGCCCTGGGAGTTTTCGCTCTCGTAGGAGTGAAGATCGATGAGAAAGTTGCGAACATGTGTAAGAAAGAACTAGCCTCTCCCCTCATTGGAGTGAACTTCATGGTTTCTGTACTTGATACAGTTGCCATGTTTATACAGCGCGCTCTAATGTACGCCAAGACGGGAAAGTGGGAGACGTTTATTCATGGGCCACAATCTTTTTCGAAATGGTTTGATATGTGCCAAAAGGTGAAGCGCGAATTTCAATTTCGTGGCGATCTCGAGGCTCAAGGAACCAGCTACCATGAGTTTGTGGGCGATTTGCGAGAATGTGTCGAGGAAGGCAGATCAATTCTCAAGTATGGCTGCCAAACGTCCGGTATGGAAGTCATGGGCATCAAGAAGTTGTTGAACGAGATGTTACTAATGCAAGCTGAGTTGTCCACTTTCCGTGAAGCGCAAAAATCTCGCCGCCCTCCCTTTGGCCTGTTGGTGTATGGAAAGACGTGTGTTGGTAAGTCCACTTTCACAAGTATGCTGTACCAGTTTGCCGGAAAATACTGGAATTTACCAACGACAGATGAGTACCGATACACACGCAACACGTGCGATGATTTCTGGTCGGGTTGGGATTCGATGAAGTGGTTCCTTCTCCTCGACGATATTGCGTTTGGTGAACCAAACAGTAAAGTGGTGGATAATTCACTTACAGAAGTTATTCAGATCATGAATGATGTTCCACTAGTTCCCAACCAGGCTAGCTTGGAGGACAAAGGACGCAATCCGTTGCGCGCACGAATGGTGGTAGCCACAACAAACACACGTCACCTGAACGCTCATGCCTATTTTGCCTGCCCCATTGCTGTTCAACGACGTTTCCCTTTTGTTTTGGTGGTAACACCAAAGGCCAAGTTTGCGAGGGATGATGATCCCGAGATGATTGATCCAGCCAAATTGCCCCCGATAATTGGAGACTGGCCAAATTTTTGGAACATTCGCGTTGAAAGAGTTGTTGCTGCTGGCGACGCACAAGCTCAGTATGAGGAGGTCATGACGTTCACGGAAACTGATCGTTTTCTCGAGTGGCTTGGTTCAACGATGCGCTTGTTTGAGAGCATCCAGGTCAAGGCTGGAGCTGGAATTCTCGCGATGCAGGAGTTCGAGCTATGTCGGACTTGCTGTCTCTTAAAGCATAAGTGTGTCTGTTCTCTAGTTCAGGAATACGAAACTCAAGCAAGGGAATACCAAATTCCGGTAGGGCAAGTCATTGGTAACTCCTTTAGTCGAACAGTCTCTTCAGATGGTCGAGTGTGGAAGTACGATTTCGTGCCCTGTGACAACAAGGAAGCAAACTACATGATGACGACCACAGTTTTGCACAACGGTCTGGTAGAGCGTAAATTTGCTTCCCCAGTTAGTGTTGTAACGAAGGTGGAGACACGAGTGCAAAGTTCTGACCTCGATATGGCAGACATACTTGGTGAGGTCTTGCGAATTCAGGGTCGTAGGAATACCACCCGAACTATGCGAGTTATTCACTGGTGTGCTGACATTTATTTGCAGGCGTACGTTCGTTCCCGTTTTGTGCGGCGCGTTACTAACTCTGTTATGGAGTGGTCGTTGGCACGCAAGTTACTGCTCAGTGGATTTCGGTGGTACACACGGGAGCGGAGTGAGTACTACGTGTGGCTCGCTGATACGCTATCTGCGTGTTACGTTAACCGCAAGTGGAGACTAATCTTGAGTGGGTTGGTGGCTGCCACCACCATGATCACTTCATATGGATTATACAAGTCGATTGCAGCACGTACTCCTGAGGTTCAAGGCTTGCGTCAGTCCGTTGCGGATGAACACTTTCCAAAAACGGAGCGAGAAAATGTTTGGAAACGTGATGATTACCAAACATCGACGTTTGATCGCTCTGAATTGAGTGCATCGTTCGCGAATCTCTCACATGATCAACTTGCACAAGTCGTGGAGAGAAATACAGCTCGAGTGAAAGTATCTAATGGCGTTCGTGCGCGCGAAGGAAACACTTTCAGTCCATGTGGTCACTTGTGGTTGACAAATAATCACACATTGTTTGAGGAAGGTGAATTGGAAATCACCTTATCCGTAATGCCACACGTGCAGGGTGCGTCAACGAATGTTGTGTTTAAGCTACGACAAGCTGATATCCTACGGTTTAAGGAGCGTGACCTGGCCTTCTTTGAAGTGCATAGTTGGGAAACAAAAAGAGACTTGCGAGAGTTGGTGCGTCGTCCTACTCTTCGTGGGGCGTACACTGCATCGTACGTGACCCGCACTAAAGGACTTTCCACGAAAATCCGTCGGGTGAAGTGTGTGGTGCAATCCCCGAAAGAAGTGCCTGAGCTCAATACTATTCTACAAACCTGGACGGGTTGGACGGATGAAGCTACCGTAGTGGGTGATTGTGGCTCACCACTTTTTGTACATCAACCCGTTGCAGCAGTTGTTGGGATCCACTCTCTAGGTAATGCCCACGGTTCCGTGTGGGCGACAGAGATAGACACTGAAGTGGTCGCTAAGGCAGTAAAACATTTCGACATGCCCGTAGTCCAATGTGCGGTTCCTGACATCGGCGCTGTGAGTCGTCCAAAACTGTTGGTGGATCTGCGTCAAAAGTCCCCCCTTCGTTGGTTGGAAAAAGGATCGCTCAACGTTTATGGAAGTTATGCTGGATTTTCCATCACATCTCGCTCTAAAGTGAGGCCTACTTTACTAGGGTCCAAAATATTGGAGGAGCGTGGTTGGAAGGTTGATTTCACGATCCCTCAGCTTCGCGATTATAGACCGTGGCGACATGCTCTTGTGGACTCAACGCAGAAAAAGTATGGTTCACTGAGTGGCTCGATGATGAAAGCGATAGCTCAAGCTTATACCGACGATGTGCTTGCACTGCTGCCTGAAGGTGTTTTAAGCTTGTTGGAGCCTCTATCTGATAAGGCAACCATCAACGGCATTCCTGGTGTCCGATTCATCGATAAGATGAATTTCAAGTCATCGATGGGTGAACCATACAACAAGACTAAGAAAGAGTACTTGTCGGGTACAGAAGGAGATATGAAATTCTCCCAAGAGGTGACTGATAGAATTGCGCGGATCAAGGAGATGTACGGCCGCAATCAACGGGCTTGTCCAGTATTCAGCGGAAAGTTAAAGGATGAACCTCGCGCAACCAAAAAGGTCGAGGAAGGCAAGATACGCGTGTTCACTGCGGCACCGGCTGATTGGAGCTTTGTTGTGAGGCAGTTTTTGCTACCCGTTGTGAAGCTGATGCAGGAGAACCCTTTTGTGTTCGAGGCTTCGCCAGGGTGCACTGTCCAGTCTCTGGAATGGCAGAGTTACTACAACTTTCTTACAAGTTTTGGTGTGGATCGTATGGTTGCAGGCGACTACGGCAAATTTGATAAGAAGATGGAAGCTTTAATCATCTTGTTATCATTTCGAGTGCTACGCAATCTGTGTTCAGCTGCAGGCTGGAGCAACGAACAGTTGTGTGTGATTGATTGCATCGCAGAAGACACAGCTTACGCATTCGTAAACTTCGACGGAGATCTCGTCGAGTTTTTTGGTTCCAACCCGTCAGGTCATCCTCTTACAGTGATAGTGAACTGCATCGCTAACGCATTGTATATGCGTTATGCCTTCGTGTTGCTATGTCCGTTTGAAGGGTCCGTGTATGACAAAGCCCGTCGATTCAAAGAGTTCGTCCGCTTGCTCACCTATGGTGATGATAACACCATGGGGGTGTCGCGGGAGGCCGATTGGTTTAATCACACTGCAATACAGCGTGCGATGGCAGACATCGGCGTTGAGTACACCATGGCTGACAAGGAGAGTCATTCACGCTCGTTCATCCATATCAGCGAGGTGTCATACCTCAAGCGCTCGTGGCGTTGGGATGAAGACGTTGGCGCTGTGGTGGGTCCACTTGAAGAAGGATCTATTCACAAGATGCTCACCATATGCAACCCTTCTGGGGACGAATCGCCGGAGCTGCACATGGCTAGTGTGATGTCGTCTGCTTTGAATGAGTGGTTCTGGCATGGTAAGGCACATTTTGAGCGTGAAAGAGAATGGATTTGGTCGTTGGCTCAGCGACACAACTTGACGATGGAGTTGGAATTCAAGGGTTTCCCAACTTGGGAGCAACTCAAAGAGAGATTTTGGAGTGCTTCTGAAGGAGTTGTAGGGGCTCGAATTGGGTGCGAGGCAGAACACCCGCGCAGCGTGCTGCCGAATTAGTCTCCCCTCTAGTATGATCTGTACGCTCAATGTTATGCGTTTTTTGAAGAGCGTAAGAATGCGTGCTAGTTGTAAGTCCACCCTTCAGGGGGTTCGCCTATTCAGGAGTGAGGGTTAGGGATGCCCGAGAAAACGCGAACTTGCATGTAGAATAAGTCCTCTCTTGCATTTTATATCGACTTGCGAAAACAACACAAAAACAAGCAGGAGTGCGTACTCAAAAATCAAAAAATAAAAGCATCCCGGCTGAAAGCGCTGGGTGGAACACTTACGAATGTCCACATTGCGATCATACGATGGCAATGCGTGATGTTTCGGTAGAGTGTGAGAAATGTTGCCCATGGAGGTGCCAGCTTCAGTCTGAAGAAGTATTGTTAGCCCCGACAGTGCCAGAAATGACCATGTCCACTGAAGTGACCACAAGTTTTGTGGATGCCAATGCGGGTACCAAAGTAGGATCAGGAGCGTCTCCGCTTGATTATGAATTGGCTGACGCACAGACATCCTCAGATCTCGCTTCGTTTCTGGCGCGTCCAGTTCGAGTAGCTTCCACCGTTTGGTCTCCATCTGATCCAGTGGGTTACTTGTCAACGAACTTTGCAGTATGGACTGCTTTTCTTAACAATGCTTCCATTAAGAATAAGTTAAGCAACTATGCTTTTGTTCGAGGAAACCTCAAACTGAAGATTGTTACTAATGCTTCTCCGTTCTTGTATGGTTCATTAAAAGTGGTTTACCGTCCATTACATCAGTTCAAGGGAAGCACTATCACATCAGCTTTTCCATCGTCTCTCGTACCGTACTCGCAAATGCCGGGCGTGTGGATAACACCAGCTCATAGTGAGGGTGCAGAGTTCACTTGTCCATTTATTTGGCCGAAGTCCTTCGCGCGTACGGCACTCGCTGCTGAAACTAACGCTTTAGGCGCGATTGATTACATTATCTACAATGCTTTGGCTAGTGCTAATGGAGCTACATCAAGTGTGACGGTGCAGATGTACGCTTGGATGGAAGATGTGGTTCTTGCTGGTCCAACCGTCGGTGCTGTATTACAGTCCGATGAGTATGGTGTTGGTGTTGTCTCTGCACCTGCTTCAGCAGTGGCTGCAGCAGCATCCAAGTTGACCAAAACTCCTGTGATCGGACGGTTTGCGAAAGCTACAGAGATAGGCGCTAGTGCTGTGTCAGGTATTGCGAAGTTGTTTGGGTACACTAATGTTCCGGTGATTGAAGACACCAAACCTTACCGTAATTCTCCATTTCCGTCCTTGGCATCAGCTGAGATCGGCTACCCGCATGACAAGCTTGCTCTGGATGCCAAGAACGAACTTTCCATCGACCCAGCGATTGCTGGGCTAGGTAGTGAGGATGAACTCGCCATTTCAAACTTTGTTCAGCGTGAATCATACCTAACTGGTGTCAATTGGCCAAGTAGTGCAAGTCCAGACACACCACTTTTCACAAGTGTGGTAGTGCCCCAGTTGACGTTTGCGACAGGTAATGTGATTGATTTCACACCTCCTGCACTGGTTGCGAACATGTTCAGGAATTGGCGCGGAGATATGATCTTTCGATTCAAGTTCATTGCGACAGCTTTCCACAAGGGCAGAGTTCGAATCAGTTACGATCCACAAGCGTCTGCATTACAGACTACAGGTGATACTGGACCTTTCGTGACGAACAAGATCATTGATCTAGGTGCAGAAACTGATGTTGAGTTTAGAGTACCATACCAGCAAGCGTTACCGTGGTGTTACACTCTTGCCAGTAACCAAACAAGTTTGTTTTCTACAAGCTCCACACCAACGCTTACTCTCAACGAAACGTTTCATAACGGTATTATTTCGCTCAAGGTATTGACTGCCTTAACTGGGCCTACTACGACAGCTTCCGTTGGTGTGCAAGTCTTTGTGCGTGGCGCGGAGAACCTCGAATTCGCCAACCCATCGTCTTCCAGTCCAGATTTAACGCCATTTACGGTGCAGTCGGAGGAGTACTACGATCATGGTCAGCCGATGGGGGATGATATGGGATCGAGTACAGAAGCTGCCACACACCGCGCACTAGTTAATTTTGGTGAGAGCGTGGCGTCGTTACGAACACTGATGCGCAGACATAATTTACTAGACACCATTTATGTCCCTGCAGCTTCAGCGAACACAGTTGGCACTTTCCGAATCAACCAGACGCGCTTTCCCAACCACTACGGCTTTGATGCAGGCGGATGGAATCAGGCCAAAGGAGTAAATGTGCCGGCCTCTACATTCCCGTTCAATTTTGTCAACGTGCTACCGTGGCATCTTATCTCTAACTGTTTTCTGGCGCATCGTGGATCGGCTAATTGGGTTTTTAATCCGAGTAAGAACAGTCTTGGTATAGTGTCTCGAGTGACGCGAAACAATTTGACGTTCGGCTCATATTCCAATGGCTACGTTTCGGGTGCAAGTACAAGCACTAACATCATTGAGGCGAACTACTGGAAAAACTCTCTCGCTACGACTGCGGGTTCCTCATTGACGCACACTAATACCACATCGGGACATGCGGTTGTCGCACCAAGTTACTCGCCATTTAAGTTTCAATCTACCGCACCTGGTCTTATGACAAGCCCTGCTGGACCTTCTAGTGTATCCTACGATGGGTCAGTGTATGACACTCTAACGATTGAGTACCCCTACGATGCTACGAGTAATTTCCTTACCGGGGTCACCATTGAGCGATATTTCGGTGTCGGAGCTGACTATACGCTGCACTTCTTCATGAACTGTCCAACGCTTTCATACATGGTGGCTTCTGCCATTGTGCCAGCGTAGGTCAAAAGCAACATGAGACGAATCATCACAGCAGACCCTGTGGTGAGGGGAAATAAAGAGTCTGAGCTACGGCTTGAAAGCGCTTCGGCGCTATGTATATGAGGACATATGTCCTTCGTAATCGGGAGCGATAACCCGACGCAGAGAATACCTGCCTAAACAAACATAATACCATACCTACGTGCAGGATGGGGCGGACCAGAAGTCCGCCGGCCCAGATCGGCAAAACATCATCAGATGCTATAAATCGGTCTACGGGCCACCCTTTAGCATTTGACGATTAGTTTATACCGGTTTGTGCCGCCAATTAGCACAGATCA